GATTAAGTGCTCTGACACTTCCCCACTCGCCTTGGTGATTTGTAGCTTTAGCACTTTATTTCTCCTTAGTTAGTAGTTACCAAGCGTTAGAAGGTGATACGGTGATTGCACCGGATACCGTAAAGGTAATGCTCTGCGTTCCGAGGTCTGCAACTGTGCCGTTAATGTCGGTGGTGTGATTGACCAAAATCAAACCTTGGTAGGTTGGATTTGTAGCAGAAACGGCCGTTCCCTTGGTCTGAATAATGGAGAAAGCCGCATTAGTTCCCCAAACGCTTTGGAGAGTTGCCATAACGGAGCCAGCCGCATCATCATTAAGGAATTCAATTGCAATAGTTGAATTTTCCAAACCCTTAGTAAAGGTATGGCCTGTAACTCCCATAGCGGAAGTTTCCAACTCATCAAATTGGCGTGTGATGGTCACACTTTTGACGTGATCTGAAAGGTCAATTGTGGCGATTTTTACGCCGACGTTATTATTTAGAAAAACTGACATAGTTTAACTCCTTAGAAAGTTCCGCTATTTGCTACTGTGGTAGCACCGGAAACGGTGAAGGTGATGCTCTGAGTGCTGAGGTCTGCCACGCTTCCATTAATGTCGGTTGTGTGGTTAATAAGAATATTGCCGCTATAAAGGGGATTGGTAGCCGATACTGAGGCTCCTGTGTTTTGTACCATGGTAAAACCTACGACCGTTCCCCAATATGTTTGAAGAGTCTGAAGTACGCTTGAAGTAGCTGTATCGTTCAGAAATTCCACTTGGAGAGTTGAACTTTCCAAACCCTTTACAAAGGTGTGCCCGGTGGCTCCCATAGTAGTAGTTTCGAGTTCATCAAATTGACGTGTAAGAGTCGCGCTCTTTACATGGTTAGATAGATCAACGGAGTTAATCTTTAACCCTACGAGATTATTTAGAAATACGGCCATGATTACGCTCCCTTTTCTTCTGTGTCATCTGTTGATACTTCAACGGCAGGAGCGGCCTTAGATTGCTTGGAAGGCGCGGTAGGAGCGGCTTCTTCCAACTGTCCGACCAAACGAAGAAAATCCTTGTTTTCTTGTGAAAGGTTATCGAATTGTGACATTGTTTAACTCCATTCCGTGAGTATTGAAATCGAAATATCTGAGGTAAGCATTTGACCGGTTTCTACACTTGAAGGAGCAGGAGCCGAGATAGTTCCCCATCTTACCGAGAGGTTAGAAGCGGCTAACTTTTGCCACACGGCAACATAAAAGGCTTCCATGTCTGCAAGGTTGCCCTGATTGTCTAAAAGTGGAGTGAATAACGTTAGTTTGAAATTAGCCATTGGGCTAATGCTTGTGTACATATTGTTATTGGCTTCAATATATGGATCATCAGGAGAAATAACGATGGAGTTCGCAATAGGTGAAGCCGGTGGATATGAAGACACCTGCCAAAGAGTCGGGTTATTAAGAGCTGTGGCTAATGTGCTTCTAAGGGTAGTTATGGCGGTCATTTAACCCACCATTGAACGAGGCGAAACGTAAGGCGCAATAAGCCCACGAACGCGTCCCATAAGCTGATTACCCATGCGGTATGGCGATGGCGCAAAATCTGGGCTAATTCCACCGGCAGAAGATTGCTGACGGGCTTGCCAAATATCAACTGCGAGCATCATGGCCGCTTCATTAATTGCAGGGGTAGTAGCATAGGTGGATTCTTTGTAATTCGCTCCCATGGCTTTGCCGTACGGCACAATTAGGTGGTAATTATCATCCGGTTGAGCCAAATCAAATTGAATAATTTGATAACCCAACGGAAAGCTATAGCGATTAATTGGGAAAAATGAGAAATACGGAAAGGCACCGGCTCCACTAGGCCATGGATAAGTAGCGGTAATTACATGATCGCCGTTATATGCTGAACCGCAATTTGAAAGGTGAATAGTTTGCCCTGGAGTAAAACCAGCGGCAACCGAAATTACGCAAACTCCCGTACCGTTTTGAGTAGTTACTCCTACGACCGGATAAGAATTAAACCAAAGATAAGAATCCAATAAGTCTTGCGCCGTTTGGCAGACTTCTTCAACGATAGAGTCAGCATATAGCGTACCGATACCTAAATTAGCTTTAAGCTCCGCGGCTGTTACATACGTAGCGGCCATATGCTGACTCCTTTCGTGTGAGTTTTAACCTGTCTAGGTAGGCGAGTACCTAGGCAGGAGATTAAGCTAGGTTGAAGCGGCGAACACCAGCAGGGATAAGAACCTTGCCAGCGCCGTAACCGTAAATAGCTGTCTGAACTGCCATTGAACCAACGACGTTTACGCTAAAGAACGCTTCAGGGGATTCAATCCACATAGCGGTTTCCGGAGCGATAATAAATGCAGATTCATCAACGAGGCCAGAAGTAAGATTCTTGTCCACGTAGAGATCAAGTCCCATAACCGAGCCGCGAATTGTTGTTGGCTTTGCATCTCCAGCAGAATTCCACGGTGTAGTTGTGTTGAAGAGTGGTCGGCCGGTTGTATCTACTGCTGAAATTACGTTGCTCCACCAATCGGTATTTGCAACAATATTTTCTGCGAAGTATGAAGAACCCTTATAAGCGGCAGGGGCTTCGGTTCCAATATAGGAAATGAGGCCTGCGGTAGTTCCTGCCACGCCTGCGGCCTGTACACCCTGAGCGGTAAGAACTGCGACCATAGCCGCATCTGTTGTAAGGCGATATGCGCGCTCCAACTGAATAGCCAACTGATCGAAGAAAATTGGATCTGAACGCTCTAGGAGAGCTAGGTCAATTGTCTGCTGACCGGCGTAACGTGTAAGAGTTACAGTTTCATACGCCGAAGTCATTGGAGTATCTGAAGGAGCGGTACCGTCCATTGGGTTAGCCGCAACGGTTGGCGCTACCTGAGAACCGCCACCAGCTGAAGTAACGAGAGAAGGAATATTGACCTGAAGGCCTGAAGCCGGTGCGGCCTGACGGCTAACAGCATCAATTGTAGGACGTCCAAAGTTTGTATTGCTGACAAACTTATTTAGGTAATTGATAGGGTTAAAAGCAGGGTTTGAAGTCATGGTATCGCTAGCCTTTAGGAGCGTACGATCTTCAGCGGCCTTGACCCAAAGAGCTGAAGTTTCATCTCCCAAAGCGGCCTTGACCTTATGCTCCACATAGCGACCCATTGAGTCGATACCGTGACGGACGGCTCCGACCTTAATACCGCTATATGGTTGCGCTGATGCCTTGATGGTTTCGCGTGAGGCCTCTGACGTTGCCTCTGCGTTTGCGGCGGTTTCCTGTGTCATATCAGGAGCCTCACTTTCTGTTGTGGTTTCGGTGTTTTCCAAATCTTCTTCAACCGTCTGAATAAGTTTCAACTGATCTACGAGATTTGAAATTTCATTAATGAGGTTGCGCTCTGCATCCTCTACGGCCATTTCTGCCGCATCATCTTCAGCGGCCGCGGCCGCTACTTGGGTAACGGTTGCTTCACGAAAAGCAGGTGATTCGACCAAAGATACTTCACGCAAAACGGCTTGTTGAACGTATAAGTTTCCATCTTTACCGGGCTTTGAAGCGATTACATCTACTCCAACGGAAAGGCCGCCAATTAGATCTTCTGATGCAAGAATCAAATAATCCTGACCCTTTTGTGATGCTGAAATTTTGAAAGAACCGGTAATTGCATCCGGTGAAGTTTGAAAAGCAATAGCGCGACCAATTGGGTTGGTCGGTTCATGTTGTGCAAGCAATTTAATTTTTGCCGCGTCTTTAATTTGAATCGAACCGCTTTCAAAAACTACTGCACCCACGGAAGTATGGCCTACCTTATTGAAAGGTACGACTACTCCCGAAATAATGCGACGGCCAGCGTCGGCCGCATCAATAGGGCTACTAAAGGTCAGGCGCATAGGTGTCGTTTCCATCGGGTGCGAGTCCTTCCATTTCTTTGGCTTGGTCAAGATTGATTAAGTTTAGCCCTAGTAGCTTCTCAGTTACTTGTAGGCGCGTTAATGGATCCACACGCAAGAACGTTTCATCTACCGCAAAGCGGATACGCGTACCCCGTGGCGTGAGATCATCTAGTGAAAGTCTGTCCTCTATCGCGGTAATAAAAGGCGCCAGCGAATAAGCCATAAATTCCTTACGGCCATCGATAATATTTTGATAAGTCATACCGCGGAAAGTTTCTGCATCTACAAGATATGCCGGCACGTTACACGCACGCGCGAGTTCTGTAGCCAAATACTGTTTGGCTTCGTTGTACATCATGTCCTTTGGAGCAAATGAAATACTTTGGAAATCTAGGGTAGAAGTTAAATAAGCCGTACCGCGAGATTGGCGCGCTTGCTTCCATGCCGCCAAAATTCCCTGCACTTGTGCATCCGGCAAATCCGCTCCATTATTTTTAATGAACCCCGAGCCCATTGGAGTTTGAGCGGCGATAGCGGCGGCGCGTTCAATATCAATAGCGGCGCGAATTGTGCTTTGTGATCGTAATAGCAAACCTTGGTCAAGAGCTTGGAAGGTTACGAGAGAACCCAAACCATCCATAGGCAAACGATCACCGTTAAGGGTGTAATACTCTACTTCGGTATTAAATTTATCGTACTTAACACTAACGCGGTCGTTTTGTACCCACTCAAAGCGAGCAGGCCGTCCATCTTCTTTATAAACTTCTACTACGCGCCAATAAGCGACGCCATACATAAGCAAAGAATCGACCGTCCATGCGATAGTGACCGCGCGGGGTTGGCGTACGTCAGGCTGATTGACCCAAACCAAATTAGGAATTTCTTTGCCCGTTTTTGTGTCATAAGTATTAAGCGGAATAGTTCCGATTGTTCCAGCAAGAAGATTTCTGCAACGGCTAACCGTTGGTACGCTCATGGCATCTTGTCGGAGGATGGAATTAGAATAGTTATTAAAACCGCCGTAACTATTTGAACCCCAATACATGCCATAGGGTTGATCCATAACAGCCGGTGCGTATTGGGCTTTGACGGAAGGCGTGGAAGTTTCTACCTGCTCAACTGCGGAGCGAAAAAAGAAATCACGGATACCCATAGCAGGAATTTTCTCAAAGTGTCAAGCACTTTTAGGGCAGGTGGTAGCGTGTCTAACCGGCGATAATTTGCGGCACCGATTGAGGCTTTAACAGCTGATGGGCAACCATGGCCGCCCCGATAGCCCCCGAAATATCGCCAGCCGATTGACGCTTGACGATTCGCCACCCTGAATCGTTAGTCTTAGCCGCCACGTTATTCATCATTTGAATAAACTCATCCTGACCGCCGTGGACAATTCGCATATTGACTAAGCCGTCTAGGAAATCCGAGCAAGCCGTGTAGAAGCGCGCTCCTGAAATGTCCTCACACGGTACGCCAGCGGTATTGAGCCTTTCGGCTATGGAAGCCGTGGCGTATTTGTCGTAGCAGGTGACCCGAGGCATAAATTCATCAGCCCACCGCTTAATCCCGGCGGCAACCTTTAGATCATCTACGGAGTGTTCCGAGTTCCACATCTCCAAAATGCCGATACCAATTTGGCCATCCGGCAGAATTTGGCCAGCGACCAAACAGGCGTGTTTTCGGTTAGGGCTTACGTCAAACCCGAACACGGTCAATTGACCTTTAACCAGTTTCATAGACTCATCCGCGGTTTTTTCCAAAATTCCATACGGCCACGGGCTTTGTAGGGAGTCAATCCATAGGGTTAGAAGCTCTGTCATGGTGCTTTCCTTGGATGAAGTCCTAATAGCCTCTTCCAAAGATTCTTTCGTTACGGTATAACCCAAAGCAGGATTAGCCTGAGCGACTTGCGTCCAAAATTTATCGGTAAAATCAATTTTGGTATATGGCTCAGCTGAATACTCATAAAATCCGAGCGTTTCAGGTGGGTTAGAAAGCGCCTGTTCTCTCATGGCATTAAGGACGACGCTGAAGGCGTCACCGGCGTTTGACGTGTACAAACTCTGAGCATTGGGACGCGCGCGAGTGGTAGGAGTTGCCGCCCTGAAACCTTCCTCTGAGATTTCGCGCAATTCGTCAATCCATAGGAAATCGGCGGTACGTCCACGCGATCCGTCACGGGTAGCCGCCACTACGTCTAGCCGCGCTCCGTCTTTAAGTTCGATGGATTCGGATCCATTGGCAAACCGGATAGCCCTGACCTTTGCCATGAGCTGAGGTTGGCCTTCCACGATATAGGCGATTTCCCGAAAAGTGGCCATAGCCATAGAACGGCTTTGTGCCATCATCAAAACATTACGAGATCCAAACTTAAACAGGTGAGCCAGCACCAACATACGGGCTAGGTGAGTTTTGCCCTGCTGACGGGCTACCAATAGCAAAATAGACTTCCGGCGAAACTCGCCTTTAAAGTTTACGCGGAGCATATCCTTTAGGACGTACTCCTGCCATGGCATGAGTGGCATCCCAATTTCATTAGCTAGGTCAATTACCTCCTGCGCCCGTGTATCACCTTTCAACGGCTTAGACATTAGCCGCGGTGAAGTAATCCCCTTGGTAGGCCGTTTTGACGCGTTTTTAGGCTTGGTCATATTGGCTTAAATCAGCTCTGTAATGGTCGATTTCGGGCTCAAACTGACCGTAGAAGCGCGGGGAGATAACGTTTCAG